ATGAGAAAATATAAAAGAGAGTTCATCCAAAAAGTGAAGGAAAAATTCAAAAATGACCTACAATCAGGTAGTAAAAGAGATACAAGACAGGCTGACAAGCCATCCTATGCTCAAGGAGGTGCTGTTCGAAAGTCCAGCAGCTTGGCTAAATAGTACGGCAGTGCCATCATTTCCATCAGCCAGCTTTGTGATCAATAGCGGCAGCCTCAACATCGGCAGGGAGCAGGTGTACAGGATAGAGATATGGCTGCTGGATAAGAGCGGAGTGGATGGTGAGTTCGAGCAGGATGTGACCAGCGATATGCATGGGGTAGCCTATGATTTTGTACAGAATATAAGGCAGTCCAATCTGTTCGGCATCAGCCCACAGATAGGCTGGGATGCCATCTCTGAGAAGTTTGAGGACTACCTGAGTGGGGTGAAGATATCCTTTGAGCTTAGCACTACCAGAGCCTACGGTGACTGTGATTCCATGATCAATGCTTAACATGAAGAAGATATACCATATCATCATCCTGACCTTGCTATCACTTACCGGATACAGTCAGGTATACCAGTCCATGCCTCAGTATGGATACGGCCCTGTCAAGCGTATGTGGGTAGATAGTAGCCTGCTGATTCCTACGGTATGTGGGGTGCCTACTCTAAAGACCTATGAGACTAAGAGGGCCGCTGTGGCCTATGATAGCTGTAATAAACGACTATATTTCTATGATCCAAAGCTGATGACATGGGATACTATCAAGGGAGGAGGCAGCATTATAGATACTACTTCATTGAGTAGCAGGATAAATTCAAAGGCGGACAGTTCTATTAATTTACAAAAGGTATTAAAGAATGGAAGTATAGCTTATAATTATATAGACTTATACGACACTATCAATGGTAAAACTTTTGAAATTTATATAGCACCAAGGGATGGAAGCGGTGCGTTAATCGGGATGGTAGATTCATTTCAAAATTATATTATATTAGAAACAAGCGGCTCTGCGTATACTAACCCGACTATAACTTTTATTAATAAGTGGGCGAATCAGTACTTAGTGCAACAAGATAGCAGCTTCGGTAATCTATTTTTACACTATCAAAATAGCGGTGCGGTAGATACGATAGCTACGCTTGGCGATATTATCAATATAGATACTACTAATAGATGGGTAAATTCAGTAACTAAATTAAATGACTCTACGATTAGAGTTAGTAAAGGAAATACATTAACTGATATAACTCTTACTCCTTCATCTACTGTTACTTCAGCAACCAGATTATCTACATCTGTCTATAATAACTCAGGATCTACTATCACAAAGGGCAGTGTGGTATATATCAACGGAAGACACTCAAGTGGACTTCCTACGGTAGCTTTGGCTCAGGCTAATAATGAAAATAATAGTTACAAAACATTTGCACTAATTGAAACCGACATAGCTACATCAAATAGTGGAGTGGCTATTCAGATGGGTAATATTGGTAATCTTAATCTTCCAACATCAACATATACTGATGGAGATTTGCTTTATCTAAGTCCTACTATACCAGGAGGATTTACTTTAACTAAGCCTCTTGCACCGAGCCATATAGTAAAACTTGGTTCAGTAACTCGTGCCCATCCTACATTGGGCTCTATACAAATAAACATACAAAACGGTTGGCAGCTTGATGAATTGTCTGATGTGAAGATAGCAACTATTCCAAATGATTCTACTCTACTTCAGTTCAGTCGTGTTGATTCTCTATGGCACGATGTAAGTCCATTAACAGCAATAGGAAATAGATATATAAAGCCAAGCGATACGGCATTAATGCTTACAAATTATATGCGTAAGGCTGATTCATCTATTTATCAGACAAAGTATAGGAGCGATAGTGCTAGGACAAATATATACACTGCCTTAAATGGTAAGCAATCTACACTGACAAATCCAGTAACTGGCACTGGCACCAGTGGCAATCTTGTCAAGTTTAATGGTACATCCACTGTTACTAATGCCACAGCAGATGTAGACTTCCTTCAGAATGATATAACCTTGGTAGCTATGCAAGCCATGGGAAGCTCCTTAAAGGGATTTAATATTGGACTTCCTAATCCTACATTAATAAATATAACTTACTTAATACCATCCGGGGTGGGTGTATATGAAGCTATATATATTCCTCAATCCACTACCATAAGTGGTATAAAATTCTTTCAATTCGCTCAAGGTAACTTTACAGCAAATAACTTTAATGGAGTAGCTCTGTATTCTTCAAGCTCTGGCACATTGACCAGAATCGGATTATCAAAAAACAATGGTAATATTTGGAAGAATGCTGCAGCATCATGGAATACCCAAGCATTTGACTCTATAGCTCCTGGTACTTTATCAGCTGGTATATATTATGCGATGGCTTTATATTCTACAAACAATCAGGTAACTCAGCCTGGTTTGGGATGTGGTATATCAGCTACTACTACTCTGGCAAATGTAGGAATAGTAGACTTTACAAATAGTCACAAATTTTCTGGTACAGCTGGATCGTCTTTATCAGCTCCTCCATCATCGCTAAATGCTAACACAGTCACATCTATTCAACAGAAATTAAGTCTATATCTATATTAAATATGAATATTAAGAATATATTACCCAAAGAAATCTGGACAGATCATGGCCCTAAGCAGGCTACCATGTTATCCTTATCTAATTTTAGCGAATATCATTTCGATGGTGGAGAAGGTAAAGTGACATATAATCTCATAGGTACTAAAGTGGGAGGAGATGGAGTAGAGGCTGCTGATACATTATTCACCGGAACTATTCAGATACCTGCTGAGGTAATTTCCCAGTGGGGAGAATCCGATCAGATCATCTGGAGCTATGTATCTTCAGCCTTATCAATCACCTTCGCATGACACATGAGAACCCACAGGCTCCTGCCTTGTCACTTTTGAGTATATGTAGTTCTATCCTTAGCTGGATCAGCTTCGCTGAGGCTCAGTACATGCTGTCATTCGGAGCTACTATAATAGGCATCCTATCCGGCTGCTTTGCCATAAGGTACTACTACTATGCCGGTAATGAAAAGCGTAACCAAATAAATAATAATACAAATGGAGAGTAAAAGCTGGTGGCAATCTAAGACAATCTGGGGCATCCTTATCGCTGCTCTGGGATATTTCATGACTCAGGTGCTCAAAGTACCAGAGCCATCACTACCTGCCAATCCTGACTACAATGCTCTTTTGAGCTATGTAAAGGCTATCCAGGCATCACAGGGGAATATCTCTGAGATTCTGGGCCAGATCATCGGCATGGTAGGTACAGGAATCGCTATCTATGGTAGAGTGAAAGCTGATACTGCTATCAAATGAGACTTTTTGCCATCTTGAGTCTGGTATTCCTGTATGGCTGCTATGTGCCAAGGAAGGCTGAGAGAGACCTCAGCAAGATTCAGCGCAAATATCCGGAGCTGCTGGCCTCTAAGGCCATGCAGCTATATCCGGTGGTGGAGCGAATTGACAGCTTTGAGGTGGTAAAATGGAGGGACAGCATCCTTGAGATCACAAGGATAGATACATCCGAGATCTTAGATACTTTGTGGGTAGACTGTGTATTCCTACAGGAGAAGGAAAAAAAATATAAAGAGACCATTTTATCACTTCGTAAAGCTGTCAGCAATCCTTCTACAATCATAAAGTATATCAATGATAGCACCAGACTGTATTTGATGAATCAAGAGATAAACAAATCAAAAGCAGAGGCAGAGAAATATCATAAGAATTATGATTTGATGATGAAGCTGGCTCTTGCATTTCTGGGTGCTCTGGTATTATCTTTAATAGTACACATAGTCAGGTACTATATTAAAAAATGACTCCAAGCGATAAAGCGCTAAACATTATTAAACAATTTGAAGGGCTAAGCCTTAAAGCCTATCTCTGCCCTGCTGCCATTCCTACTATCGGATATGGCACTACTCGCTGGCCTGATGGTAAAAAGGTACAGCTAGGCGAAGTGGTAAGCATAGAGCAGGCCGATGCATTACTAAGGCATGAAGTAGGTAAGATAGCACATCGCATCCCTCAGCTTTTTCTTACACAGAATCAGTATGATGCATTGGTCAGCTTCACATATAATGTAGGGATAGGTAACCTATTAAGCTCTACCCTACTCAAAAAGATTAAGGCATGGCCAGGTGACTCCGACATCCATAAGGAGTTTATGAAGTGGACAAAGATCACAGTGGGTGGCAAAAAGATGGAGCTTAAGGGACTGGTGAGAAGAAGGAAAGCAGAATCTGAATTATACTTCAGCAAATGAATAAAACTGAAATCGTAAGACAGTATAGGGCTAAGCATCCAAACATGCCGAGCCATAAGCTGGCCAGGATAGTCTATAATGACCATAAGCTCCTATATAAGGATACTGAAGATGTGAGGGCTATTATCAGATATATAGAAGGCAAGAGAGGCAAATCACTGGCTAAGAGTGCCAAAGGCATGAATAGTGATTTCTTTACCGATGCTAGGCCTGTCAATCCATATAACTTGCCAAAGAGCGATGAGGATAAGTATGAACCTGTGGTCATTTCTGGCTTTAAGAGAATAGGCATCCTGAGTGATGTGCATATACCCTACCATAACTTAGAGGCCTTAGAAACGGCCTTTGACGGCCTCAGAGATGTAATAGGGCCGGAGGATGCTATCCTGCTCAATGGGGATATAATAGACTGCCATAGGCTAAGCCGGTGGGCTAAGGATCCAAAGAAAAGAGATTTCAAGGCAGAGGTAGATATGCTGAAGCAGTTTTTTGAGAGCTTGGCTAAGACCTTCGGCTGCCGGATAATCTACAAGCTGGGCAACCATGAGGACAGGTACCAGCGATTCCTGTATGAGAAGGCATCGGAGATAGCAGGGATAGAGGACTTTGAATTCAGCAATATAATAAGGGCCCGAGAGCATAATATCCAGATGGTGGAGGCAAGCCGATTCATGCAGTTCGGAGGTATTATAGGTATCCATGGCCATGAGTTCATGGGATCCGGATCTGGAGACCTCATAGCTCGGAGCCTATATCAGAAGGGTACTGTCAATGCCTTCCAAGGGCATAACCACAGGACTGACAATTATATCAGGAGGAATCCTTTTACCGGTGAGGTAACGGCCACCTATTCTATAGGCTGCATGAGTGAGCTTCATCCGGCATATAATGTATTGCAAAAGCACCCATGGAATTATGGATATGCGTGGATGGAGCTTGATGGAGATAAATTCATATTTCATAATAAGCACCTATGAATAAAATAGCACTACAAATCAGAGAAGGAATCAAGCGAGAGCTGACCAGTATTCACCCATCGGATGCCATAGCCATTCTGGAAAGCTTGGGCAAAGAGATGCGGAGGGCCAATAGCATCAGGATAAGTAACAATATGCCGGTCCATCTCATAGAGATGGAGAGGCCTGACCTTCAAACGATAAAGCCATGAGTGAAGAACAAAAAGAACCGGAAGAAGAAGAAGTGGACTTTGAGATAGAGCTTGAGCCTGATCCATCCCTGCTTGGTGAATATATCACTGCCGGATACTTTGCCCTGTCTGCTGTCGATGACATAGACACAGAGCTTGTCAGCGATCAAATGCGCAAAGAGATAAGGAGGATAAAGAGGAAGAGCATCAGGATTATAGACCATAGTATTAACGAGCTTTATTCATTCATATTTGATGAAGTACAGGAAGAATAGTGCTTTGATTTTGATTTGCATAAGGGGCAGATCGCTGTGCGACTGCTGGAGGCCTGTGGTATCTACCATGGGCCTGCTTTTTATATGACAGATAATGAATTAATAAGACAATGGAGGGCAGGTGATGCTGATAGCTTCGGTCAGCTGTATTCTAAGTATAATAAAGAGCTTACCAGGTATATCAATTACATGGATCCCGAATGCCCTGAAGATATGGCGCATGATATATGGGTAAAGATCTGGGAGAATCCTGACCGGTATAGGGAAGGCAATTTTGCCAGCTGGCTTTTCAGAGTGGCCTATGGTGCTGTGATAGATAAATACCGCACCAGGCCTAAGCCTATCACCTGGCTTCCCGATTATGAATCTGAGCCTGATTTATTTGATCATATTGACCTGGATGTACTAAGCAGCCGGCAGAAGGCTGTGGTAATTTATAGGCTGCAAGGATTAGAATACAGGCAGATATCTGAGATCACCGGCATACCTGTAGGTACACTGATGCCGGCCTATACTACTGCTGTTATAAAGCTCAGAAGAGATCTAATGAAAAGGGGAATAATAGAGAAGGTGCCACATGCGGATCTCAATAATCGCTATCTTTTCGGCAGGCATTCAAGCCGCATAAAGTACTGATTTTCAAAGAGATAATTTTAAGGCAAAAAAAAGTTTTTTTAATCGCTTGGAAATTCGGCGAAAGACTGTATATTTGTGTAAGAAAAGCAAACGACATGAATACTCCACTATCTACACTCATCAATGAGATGCTGAAAGAAAAGAGATCTTTTGGCTGGGATTCTTACACTCACAATATGCTCGATGACCTTATCGAGTATGCTCGCATCCTAC